GTACATGTCATATATTGCATCGGCTGTTTTAGCTTGATCGTGACCACTGGTACTTTCTGTTGCAAATCCAGATATCTCGTCTAGAATTACCACCATAACATTGTATCCTTCCCACGCTTCTCTTTCTGAGTGTCCAGAATGAACTGTTATGGATTTGTCAAATTTAATTTCTGAAGCTTTGTCTGTATACTTACCAGCAAACCAAGGAGAGTTTTCAATTCTCATTTTAAATCCCTTAAAAAAAACATTGTTGGCCTGCTGTGCGTTGATAGCAATATTTAATATATCTATGGCATCTTTTGGCGGTTTTCCATAATACGCTGCTGGATCTTTAAGGCACAACAGTAAATAAACAATGTAAGCTACAGAAATTGTTGATGAGTAATCTTTTCCAGAGCCTTTACCTAATTGAGCAATAACCTCGACACATGTTTGATTAAACATATGTTTTCCTAATTCTTCTCCATAAAGCTTAATAAGAGTAGACTCTTTGTATATTTGAGAACTTTTTTCAATAAGCGTATATTGATTTTCTGAAAGTGGTGGTAGTGCCAAATAATCTGGGCTTGTTACAAAAGTCCGTAGGTCTACTGGTTTTTGCTCAAACTCGTCGCCATCTAGTATATCTATAAACTCTGAAAAATCAAGCGACATTATTAAATCCTTTTGGAACTCGTATGTACTGAAACAAGTTATTGGAATGGAAATACCTTATACCGCTTTTTAATTCTTGTACTTGATGTATGCAGTGTTCTTCTGCACTATGTATTACAAGGTCACCTTTTTCTGGGTGGTAGATAATTCCTTGATCAAGATATAACAGGTCTCCGCCATCAAAATTATTAAAATACAATATTATTCCAGCAATTGTATTCTCTCCTAAATCAAAATCTTCATCTTCCTTAACTAATTTATTAGCATCTCTAATGTGCAATGAGTCGTGATTATCTGAATGAATTGCACCTTTAGTTCCTTGCTTCATCCTAACTAAGCCTCTGTCTATACCCAAATTAACTTCTTTTTCTAAAATACATTTAATTCTTTCATGTATTGGAATAAGCTCTTCTGTCCAAATCATTGACCTTTCGTTTCCCAGCCCATGATCATTAAAGTTTTGTTTCCATTTATCTTCTGGAACGGATATAGCTTCCCGTATTAAAATTTCACACTCTTTATCTGTAACAAAATTTTTATATACAAAAATGTCTTCCCCCAAAGTAAGGAATCCATTTTTATTAAACATTAGCAATATCCTCAGAAATTATAATAGGCTCTACAATTCCAGTAATTTGAGACAATCTTTTAGCAACTTCCACCTTACAGTGATTACAGCTAGACGTAACCTCTTTTAGTATGCCAACCAACATTTCTTGCTTTCTTTCGTTCTCTAGTATTTGCGATGCAATCTCATTGTTTTCAAGAACTCCTACTGCTTGTAACATTGCAATTCTTTTACCCTCTATGTCTGCAATTAGTTTTAGTGTTCCAGATTTTACATTAAGTTGACCCTGAGTATCGGCATCCTCTACTGTTTTCCATGCCTCTTTAATTAATATGTCGTAGTGTTGATCTGCCCCCATTAGAGCTTCTCTAGCACGTTCTCTAACATTAGTGTCATTGTGGACCACAGACTTCCACTCATCAATATACTCTAAAACATCTTTTCTGTTCATACCAGTTATGGTGGCAATTTGTGTAGCTGAATTACCTTTTAACAACTCTGAAACAACTTTATTCATCTTGTCAAAGTGTACGGATGGCTCTATTTCTGTCATTAAATGATTATACTTCTAGTCAACCAAAATGTCAATTAACGCTTGGGTTTTATACCAAATTTATCTATATATCTCTGTATGGTCATTGCAGATACCTTACATTCCTTTGATATTTCCATAATAGTCTTTTTTTGAATATTGTATCTGTTATAAAGCCAGTCTTTATTTTGATATAGCTTCATCGTTGTGTCAAAACCTTATTGGCATAATGGGCAATTCCAAATGAATCTGCTACATCAAAATCTGATACTGACAGATTGTACTTCTTATTAAAGTAATCCGCTGTTCTTTGCTTTCTCATATTCCTTAATTGATTTTTATACCATGAGTCTGCGTATCCTGGATTAGCCAATCTAATGTCCGCCTTTTCTTGCTTAGTAGGATTATTGTTACCGATATAGGCCTGCCATGAAGTTGGGGCTATTGTTATAACTTTAGCCCCAGTTGACATCAGCTCTGCAATAACAACCCCATATACATAAGACAGTTTTATTACGGCATCTGCCGATCTAACTAAAACTGCACCCTCAACTGCAATATAATCTGCCCGTAGTTCATCTAGCATCACATTCATTTTAATTTTTGCATCGTAAATTTTTTCATAAATATCATTTCCAGATAGGTTAATCTTTCCCCATTTTAATGGCACGTCATTTTCCATTAAACAAAAAGCTATTGAGTTTGTAGATGCATCAATGCCAAGCACTTTAGATGCCTTAGTCTTTACTAAACTAGCCAATGTCATCTATTATGCCCATCAAATATTTTTTATCTTTAAAGCGTCTAGACTTTATGCATTTAGAGCAATAAGTTTCGGTATTGTACCTGCTTAAAAATCCTGGACACCCCTTGCATTTTCTTGGAGCACCATTTTGAATAGCTTTTTTTTCGTAATACTTTTGCATAATTCTTTTATTTGTTGCAATCCTGCAACACTCATCAGAACAATATTTTTGATTATGTGTCTTGGGAGTAAAATCTTTAGGACATTCAGAATTAAAACATTTCATTACTTGAAGACTTTCATTAAATCAATTTCAACTGTTCCAGGATTAGATCCTTTTTCCCAGCATGCTTTTTTTACTGGACAATACGTGCAAGGAAGCTTGTACTTGGTTGCCCCTTCAGGACGCTTTGGTAAATCTCCTTCTTTGAAATTATCCCAAACATCTCTCATCCATTGAAAAGCATTTTCAATTATTTCTTTGTTTTTATCATTCATTGAAATTGGAATAATTAGTATCTCTTGAGTGTTTTTGTTTTCATAAAGGAAGAAACCTTCTTTGGCATTCTTTAATTTCATATACGTTAATAGCTGAAGCATGTGGTTTGGGGAAGACTTCATTTCAGCCTGTCTTGTATCCCAAACCTCTTGTTTAGCTGTTTTAATTTCACCAATGACTGTTTCACCGTCATATTCCATAATTAAATCTATAAAGCCTCTAATAGGGGGATACTCGTTTACGATCTCTTCTTCTTCCGCTTTCCACTCAGGCATAGTCTTAATAAGACTCTGTAGTCTTTCGTGAGCCTGTGTGCCCTGAGCCATGTTTGCCACCGCAACAGCATCATTCTCATCAATAAAGACCGCCCCAGTAAATGCCATATACCAGTATCTTGGACATGTACCATGCCCGTAACCCAATAAGCTTGGACTAAAAGACTTCTTTGTAGTGTCTCCATCTGGACGTTTTGTATTTCTATAAGATTCGTCGAGAAGCTGGGCAAACTTTTCTGGGTCAAAGAAATTCCCAGTATGCTTTTTAAATTTAAGGTTTTTTACAATATCTCTAGCCATTGTTTGGCACCCACATTTTTTCTTTTCCTTTATTGTGATATCTAGCCATAACAAACAATAAGTCTGATAGACGATTTAAATACTTAGCAATGTTTGGATTTACGTTTTCTATCTTCCAAACTTCACGCTCTGCCCTTCTTACAACAGTCCTTGCATTGTGCAGTGGTCCTGTTGGTAAAACAAAAGATCTTAAAGGTTCTAGATATTCATTATAGTCATCAATTACATTTTCTAAATATGTTACTCTGTTTTCAGATATTGTTATTGTTGAAGCACCTGCAAGCTCTGCGCCAAGATCAAATAAGTCGCTCTGAACTCTTTCAATAATATCATTATACTCATCGGTTGCCATTCCAATAGCAGAGTTGGCCTCATCTACAGCACCTATCGCTTCCATTATAGGGCTAGTCTTAGACACCCTTTCGTTATTAGCGTTAGAGGTTTGCCCATCATCGCCAGTTTTAGTATAAATTTTACTTAGTATTACCATCAGTGACCCCTTAAAGAACGCCAAACATCTACTGCAATTTCATTAACTACAGATAAAGCAAAAACTGTTATAAAAAGCTGAGCAATAATTAATATTGGAAAAGATTTATTCTTAACCTTTTCTTCTAATAATTCTACGGCCATCTTACTTCTCCTTTAGTAGAAAATACTAGGCCAAGGTGGTCTCCTGGTTCGACAAAAGTTTCATTA